TTTGGACAATTAACACATACAGTATGGAGTAAACCATGAGTTTAATTAAAGTAAAAGGAAGTTCTATTACAGGAGCTTTGGCAGCTATTAGCGGAGCTAGTCTTACAAACTTACCAGCCGCTACTTCTGTAGCTTTTCCTGCAACACAAAGTGCTAGTGCAGATGCAAACACTCTTGATGATTATGAAGAGGGAACTTGGACTCCAGTTGTAAGTGCAACTTCAGGAAGTATTGGCTCATACAATATTTCTGCCGCAAGATATACTAAAGTTGGAAATATGGTTACTGTTCATGTTTATTTTGATGTTTCAAATCATGGTAATGCTAGTGGTAAAACTAAATGTACTTTACCTTTTACTACTGCAAGTACTAGTGTTTCAGCAACTGGTGGTAGAGAGATTGGACATACTGGTCATGGAATTTCAATTCAAGCTGGTGGCAATGTAGATTTCGTAACAATAGCAATGACAGATGATGGAAGCTTTCCGACTAATGGTGGTTATAATGTTTTCATGTATTCTTATCACGTTTAGGAGGTGATTAAATGGCATTAGAAAAAACAAGTGAAATCAAGCAAATTGAAATTGTAAATCCTTACAAACATATTCAAGTTGCTAGAGATATTATTATTAAAGAAGATGGTACAGAAATATCAAGAAGTAGACAAAGAGTAGTCTATGCTCCTGATAGTGATGTATCTAATGAACATCAAGATGTAAAAGATTTAGCAGATAAATTTTGGACAGATGAAATTAAAGAAAGCTGGGAAGCAAAAAAAGAAGAAGTTGCAAATGAACTTTAATCCTAAACATTTCTGTGATTGTGGCAAAGAAGTATATTGTAATTGTATGCCTAAATGTGATTGCGAATTAAATAAAGATGAGTGCGATTGTAAGTAAATGAAAGTTTGGCTTTTAGTATTATTTTTACATACACCAGAAATGCCAAGCATAAAATATTCTGCTGAGTTATATGCAAATGACTTTGATTGCATAGAAAGACAAGCTGCAGCTCTTAATGCTTTTGAACAAAGATCTGAAGAATATAAAGATAGAACAAAGTTTGATGCACATTGCATAGAATTTGATTCATTTCCTATTCCATATTTGTTAGGTACATGATGTCTGAGTGGGAGGTACAAGTGAAACAAATACAAAATTCTTTAGATGAAATTAAAAGAGAAATTAAAGAAAATAAAAAAGAAATTGTTGAATTAAAAGAAGAAATGGCAACTGGTAAAGGAGCTATAAAAGCTGTTGCTTTCGTTGGTCTTATATTAACAATAGTGTGGACAACATTTAAGATGCTAACTTATAAGTAACTATGTATGAAGTTTCAAGGAAACAAAGTCTTAGTAATAGGAGATGTCCACGATTCTCCAAAGCTATCTAAAGACAGACTTACCTGGATAGGTAAATACGCAAGAAAATCTAAACCAGATTATATAATTCAAATCGGAGACTTCGGCAGCTTCGATTCATTATCTAGTTTTCAAAAGAATGATACACAACAAGGCAAGTTAAAAGATGCTTTTATGGTTGATATACTTTCTCTTAGAAATGCGATTGATACTTTTAATAAAGCATTAAAGAATGATTCTATTCCTAGACATTGTACTATTGGTAATCACGAAATGAGAGTACATAAGTTTGAAGAAAAGATTCCAGAAATACAAGGTCTAATGAAAAAAGCATTATATGATACTTTCCATGATAGAGGTTGGACCACTACAGAATATGGGGAGTTTAAATTTATAGGTGGAGTTGGTTTTGTCCATGCTCCTTTGAACATTATGGGTAAAGAATATGGAGGTAAAAATGGGGAAGTACAAGTAGCAAATGATACTCTACATGATGTAGTTTTTGGTCATACACATAAGCATAGAGATTGGAAAGCTCCCAAAATTGGCGATTCACAATGGGTAAGAATAGTCAATGTTGGTTGTAGTTTGCCGCAAGATCATGTAGAAGAATACGCAAAACTCAATATGACAGGGTGGTCCTGGGGTATTGTCGAACTTGATATATGGAGTAATCATATACAAGATAGTAAATTTATCTCTATGAGTAGATTGGAGAAAGAATATGGTTAGTAATTTATGGGCGAAAGCCAAAGATAGCTGGAGTGGTTTAAATAAAAGAGGTAAAATTCTTTTTAGTGCTATTGCAGTAATTATACTTTTGATTATCTGGAACTGGATAATCTAATGCCTTTACCTTTATTATCGACAGTTGGACCTCTAGCTAAGATGATAGGAAGTATTGTTGACAAAGCAATACCAGATAAAGACATGAAAGAAAAACTAAAGCATGAACTTAACACACAACTTATAAATGGAGAGCATGAAGAACTTATCGCAAAGTCTAGTATCATTAAAGCCGAAGCTGAATCTAAGCATTGGCTTACTGCTACTTGGCGTCCAGCTCTTATGTGGATTTGTATTATTGTTATCGCTAACAATTACATTATTGCTCCTTTCGCTAATGCTATATTCGGTACAAGTCTTTCGCTAAATATACCAGATCCAATGTGGAATCTTCTAACTATTGGTGTTGGTGGGTACATAGCTGGTAGATCTGGCGAAAAAATAGCTCAGAAATGGAAAGAGAATGGGTAATTCGGTTAGATTTGACTAGTCATACCGAAGAAACAATAAAACTCGCTGACAAGCAAAAAAAAGGGGATTAAACGCATTTACGAATAATCCCCTAAAGAAGCGATGAAAAAGTCAACTATATAGATCAAACTTACACACATTAATATTATTAACTAATATTTCTATATATTGTTCAATTCTTTTATAGTTTAACCTTTCCTTTCGGCACTTAAGATGTAAATAGAAAAAGCAGCCAAAACTCTTTTCCTACTCCTTTCTGCAACCACGCAGAAACCATTGGGGGAATAGAAAAATAAAACTATACCAGTTCTTAAGCTAAGCTGAACTTACTATCTAATTAAATTTAACTATTCCCTAACTCTACTACATAGTTTCTTAGTAGGCACTATGATACCCATGAGGAGCTACCTCATTATTCAGTAGAATGTTCTTTATCCAGCTGGTGGATTTGTATCTAAGATTTTCCACCACCAGCTAGATCAGTAACAATAATCTACGACCGGGTTAATTATTATTACCTCAGCTGTCAGTTCAGCTGTTCTTAAAATGGTATATCGTCTACACTATCAGTTGAACTTGCAGCTACTGGTTTAGTACCACTTGCTTTATCTCCAACCATTCTGATTACACCACTAAACTTTGGTACAAGTATTTCTGTTGTAGTCTTTTGATTGCCCTCAGAATCAGCATACTTTGAATACTCAATCTCGCCCTCAACATACAACATAGTACCTTTGTGTACATACTTCTCGATAGTCTCAGCTAGTCTTGGATCAAACACTTTGATCATATGCCATTGTGTTTTCTCCTGGTTAGTCTGACCTACCTTATATCTTTTGTTGGTAGCCAAAGATAACTTCGCAAACTTTTCATCTTTTGTTGTTACTTTGATTTCTGGCTCTGAGCCAACTCTACCAATCAACATTACTTTATTAATCATCAGTTACTCCTATCTCTAAATTATTTATTATATCTGAATCCATAATGGCTTCTTGCATCTTAGTAGCAATATCAACTGTTTTAAACATTTTCTCATTGGTATTACCCCATTGTTGCCAAGTACCAGCTTCAGTATCTAAACTAAACTTTACCTTAGAATGAATATTATCATTCAACTCTATAGTTCCAGAAACATATATTCTAGGTTTCATCTTTCTTTAGCTCCTTTGCTTTTGATTCATACTCAGCTGTAGCTTTCTGTACATACTTACTATTGTCAAACAATCCTAAGAATACATCAGCTGACATACCTAGATAACTCAAACCTTTTGTTAGAGCATCTGTCATAGCTTTCTTACTAGCTTCATCATCAAAACGATTTGTTTTACCTACAGATAGTTTCTGCATAGATGATATCGGACCATACTTGTACCAGATATCATCTTGATCTTTCCAAACAATCTTAACTTCTGCAGCTACATAAGTATCTGTGTAAGCATAACTCACATCAAAACCCCAACCTTTGCCACAAGGTCCAAAGGTTTCTGTCATCTTACCGATCTGCCACATAGGATCTATCGAAGTAATATCTCCAAATCCTTTGTTAATCTTTTTTGTAAACTTAGGATCTGTAACTTTTAGTTGATCCCAAATAATTTTATTTGGATTGTCTGTTCCTTTCATTGTACCTCCATACGATTATATTTTTGTTAAACTGATTCTTTCTTGTAACTCCAGAATCAATTATATCTTTACTGATTTTTAACTCAGTAAATCTTGGTCTTACTGATAATATTGTAATATTCAGTAGATCTGCTACTTCTTCTGGTGTAGCTCCATAAATACCTTTATTCTTTATTATCTGTAATACTCTAGTTCTTAAATATGGCAGCTTTTTGTTTATGTCATTTGCTGCATTTTTGCTAGTGTTCTGTTTCTTGTAACCAGCTGCTATTGGGTAATTCAAACTCATACGCTTGTTCTCCATTTAAATAAATTCTTGTTAAATTATTCTCAACAATCTTACCATCTCCTTTGAACTGATCAAAAGCAACAAAGTCTGGTGGCTGTACATTTGTCATAACAAAATTCCAAAACATACACTCAGCATAAAACATTTGTTTAATGAACTCATCATCTCTTTCAATCTCATAGATCTTGTGTTGAGAATTACCAATTAGTACAGATAGATATGCTTTGTTAAATCTTGTAACCATTAGATAATGTTGTATCTGAGGATAGTATCTATGTGTAACATCTTTGAACGAAAATGGACTTACATGCTTTGCTTCAAATATGCAGCCATCATCTGTAATACCATCTACACTTGCATATAAAAAATCTACAAGTTTAGATTGTAAGATTCCTGGTTTAAGTACTTGAATTTGTGTATCTTTTGTAAACCATTCTCGATTAAAATCTTCGGTTACAATACCAAGTTGTACTGGTAAAACATCTGATAAATCTTTAGATTCTTTCTTACCTGTCTTGATCTCCCATAGATCTTTCCAGTTACCATTTACAATCTCTTTAGCATCTGTGCCTCCAAGACCTTTCATATCTTTACGTTCCATATTCTCATGAATAATAAAAGATACATTCATCTTCTTCTTCTTTGCCATAGTTCCCTTTCTTGTTTGTATTTACTTAATAAAAGTCTTACCACATTTGAAACTTTTTTGTTATCTTTAACATACTTACTATTATATAATTGATCAAACTCAGCAGCTTGTTCCATTGTAAAATATTTGTAAGCAAGTTTAGTAACAAATCTTCTTTTCCTCCTTATCAATACGATAGGATCTTCAATCTTCTTTCTTTTTACTATCCCTAATCGATTCAAGATTTGCTTCAAGTGTTGTACCATAATTGTTCTCCAATAACTTATTTAAGTACCAAGCAGCTTTCATTAAATCTTCTTCTCCATTCTTCTTGGTATGTCTCTTAACATACTTTACAATGTTAGCTTCCAAAAAATTTAGATCCCAATCAAGTATAACATCTGTCAAATGATATCTATTTTCGGTATAGTAATCTGGATTTGTATTATGTCTGGTCATAAACTTTTCTCATATATATTCTATGACCTTTCATTTTATGTCTTTTAAAATGATTGTTAATAGTATTAGTTACATTCTCAATTTTCTTTTTAATCCAATCTGGATTCATTGGTATTTCTGAAGTCTCATACTCCAGGACATACTTAATCTTAAGTGGATTTTCTTGCGTTATCCTCATCTTGTGGATCTCCTTTCATATTCATGTGTTCGGTACAAAACCATGTACGCATATAATCATTACTGTAAATTCCTATTTTACCACAATGACATCTTTGATACTCTTGTTTTTCTTCTGGTGTCTTATTGAAAAACCACCAACCAGGTATTTTGATTAGTTTTTTCTTTTTAGCCACAGCTCACACTCAAGAGCTTCTGCCCAGCAACAGAACAAGTAACCAGATGGTTTTCGGATTCCTACTTCCCATTTAGATACTAGTCCTATTGCGACATTCATCTTTCTATCTAAAGCATTTTGTGTCAATCCCAGCTCCTTTCGTTTCTCAACAAACTGAGAAATTAGCTGTTTCTGGAACTTTTCTGTAAGTGCATAAGCCATACAAAAAAATACCTTGATTTTCATTAAATGTAAAGCTACGAAATAACTTTCAATTCCTTCTGAGAAAAACTAGGGCAGTTATCCTTTCGGCTGCCCTAGAACTTCTACTGGCTCAATAGCATCTTCAACTTCTTTCAATGATATAGATTCAAAGTTTTCATTCTCATACTTATCTATCTCATCAGTAACTTCTTTGAGCTGTCTTTCCAAAATCTTTTTAACTTCGGCAAGACTTGTAAGAATATTTTTTAGTTTCTTTTCACGATCATAGTAATAATCCATACGATCATGTGCTTGTTCTTGATTGTCAAGAAATGCTCTACCCATTATGCTCATTGTTATCCCTTTCGTTTTCATCAATGATAGCTTGATATTTACCAATAATATTCTCTATCATATTGATAGCATCATCAAACTTAGTGATCTTTGGTTTAGGATCTTCAATAAGTTTTCTGACATTTTTTAACTCATCAATAAAATTTTGTACGTCATTCATATTACCACTCACTCGCTTTCATTATAGTCAATACTCTTATAGTCTGACTAGGATCAGATGCATCTGGACTATGATACATCATAGCATTATCTTTATAATCTATCTTCCAGAAAATCTTTTCTTTCTGATACATAAAGTTTCCAAAGTCTCTTTCTCCATGTGGATTGTTATCTTCTGTAAAATTTCTATACAAAGCAACATTATTTAAGAACTGCATTCTATTCATACCATTTACAAATATACTAGCTCCTCTAGTAATATATGCTTTGTCTTTACTATCAGCTTTAAACAACTCTCCACTAATTAGTTTCTTACGAAGCTCGTCATTGAGAAGTGCTATCTTCTCAATCTTCGGTAGCTTCTTATCGTTTAGAACTTTTTGATCTACCATCTAACCACTCCTTTTCATCTTTAGACAAGTTATCTATTTCATCTATCCAAACTTTTTTAGATTCTGAATCAAGATTACTCTGATTTATTTTTTCAATACGATCTAATCTAACTTTGATATCTTTGATCTCTTTCTTGATCTTCTCAACCAAAGCTAGATTCAGTCTTTGATCCAGGCTCGTTATCTGGCTCTCCAAATTCTCCATAGTTCTGT